CCCACTAACCTATGGGAGATGTTGAACGACTACGCACGGTTGAACACAGCGAATAACCGATCGCTAGCGCTTGAGCGGATCCTGCGAGAGTGGCAGGCATGGGACAACGATGTCAAAGAGGAAATCAAGGACTCTCGGGCAGCTTCGATAGCGAACATCAACAAGGAATTGGGGATTGAATGATTTGTAAAATATGTGGAGGTATTCAATGCGAACCTCCAAGCATTGGAAAGTGTATGTGGTTGGAGGAGGATTGAATGAAGTGCAAAGAATGTGGCAAGTTCATCGTGTACGCGAGATGGATCGGTTACTGGTCGTGTGAGTGTGATTGAATGACGATCTGCCGAAGAATGAATCCTGTTCTAGAGAATACAGGATGGACTCACTATAGATGTAATACTAAAATGATCTTCTCACTTGAGTATCGTCGATGGTCGTGCCCAGAGTGCGGAAACTCGGTACGCGTACCCAGAGAACAGCAATCCCTGAACGAATACACACGATAGACCGGGGTCACTCGGGCATATCCTGCGCCTGCTCCTTGATTAATGAAAGGACAGCCTGAGAGATGGTCGTCTTGACCTGCCTCAGGGTGATGATGTATCCAATCTCTTGGCTGAGGGCGTACCGGTTGCCAGCGCCGTCAGCATCCACGGCCCATCCATTAATCCACAGGTCTTGAACGAAGAGGTGGTCGGGATCGAGGACGTTCTGTGTAGTGACGTTGGGGGCGTACGAACCCCACCAGACTTGCCGGTTGTCTCTGCATGAGCGTCCCGTGATTCCCGTCGAAGAATAATTCGGAATTGCTCCATTCTTCTCAGTAGCGATTACCAAGGCGGATAGATCGGGACCCAGCATCGTGTGCGTAATGTAATTAGTTCCGAGGAAGATGACTTGCACTTCTTCGATGACCCAGTTCTTTGTCCACGAGCCATTCCATAATTGAATTCGAATAGGACCAAGATCGGCAGGATGTTGAGAGGCATCAGCGAAAGGGAATGCACCACGGATGGTGTACGTTCGCCCGGCCTTCTTAGAAGCCATCAGCGCCCCTTCCGCTTCCACTTGATTGGCTTCATACCTGCTTTTCTTCGCCCTCTGTTGATTGCTAGTTGTGTTTTCCGTGTCATGCGCTTTCCTGTTCTTTTCGCTGACTTAGTGGCTTTCTTTCTGCCCCTTTCAATACTAGTGGAAGCCTTCGCTACACAGGCTGCTTCGGCCATTCTCATGGCTTCGTTATCAGGCACACCCTGTTGAACAAGTGCTTTGTGTACGACTCCACATAGCGCCTTCGCCGCTAGTGTGTCAATCGCAGCCATATTATCACTGCTGAGATAGTGCCAGAGCCATCGCTGCGCCCTTCGTGAGTTTCTCCACTGTGCATTCTAGGATGATGCTCACGTATTGGTCGCCCGCCCATCCCGTCGAAGCTTCGCCCCCGAGATAGAGCGCCTCTACACCAACGAGATACCCATTCGTCCAATGCTGGGGTGCGACATCGAAGTCCTCGTTGGTGATGCTGGGAACGTAAGGCGGTCCTCCCGGAGATCCCGTGCTTGAGGCCACTATTCTCCCCGATGCAATCAGGGACTTGTCCTCCCCGAGTACGATCGCAGTCTGAGACTGGGTAGTCAGTTGCCATTGGGTAGCCGCTGCTTCATTTATTCCGTTCAATGTAGTAGTTGTTCCCACGTTGTCGGAATAGATAACTGATATGTTGTGTATTCTCAAAATTGTCTCGTTCATGGCATCGACGAAAGCCCCGATATCAATGCTCTTCTGGTGGAAGGTTCTTGTGTTCCCTAGGTCTTTTGTCGCTCGGATGAAGAAGGAGTCCTTCAATGTCACCATGCGCGTACGCAGGTGGCTGAGGTATATAATCTATAGATTCGGGCGGAAATGGGCCCTTGGGTCCATTCTGCGCCCTATCTTCCTTGTCCGAACACGTTGTGCCAACGCCCAGCACCCGCAAACTGAGACTACACGCAAGCCGCAACGTGCAGCGTAAGGAGGCCATGGGTTACATAATCTACACCCCTCTGCATCCTGTTTAGTAGTATTCTTATAGGGATAGCCTGTCGCCGTAATATGGATAAGAAGAAATTGGTGTTCTGTGCAGGATGCAAAGAACTGATGGCCGTGCATATTGATGCGCATGATGGAAAGGTTTGGGCTTGGTGTGGGTGTGATTGAATGGCAAGAGGACGTAGGAACCGTGCTGAAATGGCCTTACAGGGCTCTTTCAGCAACCTGACTGCACGGATACCCACTAACCTATGGGAGATGTTGAACGACTACGCACGGTTGAACACAGCGAATAACCGATCGCTAGCGCTTGAGCGGATCCTGCGAGAGTGGCAGGCATGGGACAACGATGTCAAAGAGGAAATCAAGGACTCTCGGGCAGCT